AAACCGCGATACTAAATAAACGCCCGATTCTAACTCCAGCTGAGTGCAATCTGTATCCTGACGAGCAGGGCTGCGATTTAGTTGAAGATTTTTCCGTGGTCGATACGCTCGGGAAAGCACACACAATACCTGCAGGTTTTTGGTTCAATGGCGGCAGTATTCCGGCTGCGTTTTGGCAGGCAACATTCACACCGTTTGACATGCGTGTTATTGATTTTTTTCTGTTCCACGATTGGGCGTACACATCTCACTGCATCGACAAGCGCACGGCTGACGATACCCTGCAAGCTGGTATCAGATCACGCGGGCTGACGCTCAGAGGCGCTGTTGTTACTACTGCTGTCAGACTGTTTGGCGAATCAAGCTGGAAACACACAAACATAGACGCGCTCTACCTGCGCCGACTCAAGTTGCAAATACAGCTCAGTGGGCGTGATCCTGCTAGATACATGCTGACTTAATCTGCTCGGAGTTATACGACATTGGGTCTATTAGTAGTTAACTTCATCGGCTGGCGGCTCAGGCATTGGCATCCAATGCGTAGGAAACCATAAATGTCCGCCTTCGGTGTCTTTCCATCCGCCGCCATGCAAAATAGCCTCGCAAACAAAGCGCCCTTGGTCTGGTTTATTGAACTTGTAACCAGATACAAAAACGTACTCATCTTTCGGGGCTGTATCAATCAACTGCCATTCCATAATGTTCTCCTAAATAATTAAATGCCGTATAACTACGCGGTCAAGCGGACTAGCCGCTTACCGCGATGTTAGGTGCTTTTTCGGTACAAAGGCATCACCCAGTCTTTGTACTTCTCACCGTTGAGAGCAATGTACTCTTCCCTATATTGCTCATTGCATTCGTATAGGCGCAGGTCGTATCCACCTTCCCCATCGAAGGTTGCCCATGCAAACGGTTAGCACCTAACAAGTCGCTCAAGGTCGCCAGCTTTGCTGGCTGGACTCCCTTCATTCACTTCGTTCACGCCGCACCCTCAGACGATCAATATTGCACTGAACGCAGTGCTTGCACGCCGTGTAGCGCGACCCGCCATGCCCCTGCTTGCAATCCCTGCCGACATAGACATAATCGCCAGAAAACATCGCTTGCAGCCTGTTAGCAGCCGCCTGTACTTTGCTCACTTCGGGCATCCTGCGGCGATGTAATAATCAACGGCGCGCTGGAACCATGCCGAGAGAGTGCGCTTTTCAAGCCGCGCCGCAAAGGACGTGTCTGGTGGTGGCAACTTATCCATCTGATCGTGTCTCAGAGTCACCGCTACAATCGGGCTTTTCTTTTTTTGTTCGCTCATTTTATGCCTTTAACCTTGGTTATATTTTCAATTGTAGACTATAACACTGGTCTAATCATTGTGCAAGGGGTAATAGCAGACACAAAAAAGCGCCCGTAGGCGCTGCAATCGCGCTAGAGCCGCTTCCGAGGTGCGTATCTAGTATGCGGTCGCCTTCTTTCGCAGCTTTTTATAGCGGGTTCAAAACAGTCCCTGCTGTTTTTCTTCATCAGAGAATCGCTTGCAAGCTAGTTCAAGGTTAATCTTCGCCTGTTTGAAATAGCTGTCTTTTAACTCGATACCGATAGCCTTGCGCCCTAATGATACGGGGCTATATACCTCGCTGCCTACTCCCATGAACGGGGTTAATACAGTCTCCCCGACGTTCGAGTACAGATCGACAAGCCGGTCGATAACATCAAGCTGTAACGGGTGTACGTGCTTTTCGTCATCTTCTTCCTTGCTGTCACGAAAAGGTAAAACATTGTCGATACGTATATCATCCCATACGCTAGAGGCATAACGCTGCCAGATGTAGTGGCTCAACTTGTTAGACTTTGGATCATCATGGTCGTAGTACATTGTGTTTAGCGTGTCCCAAAGTTCATCGGCTGTCAGTTTTGACTCGTTAGCATTATTCCACGCTTGTAGAATGTTTGGCAGGATAGGCGTATCACCGGCATAACGCTTAAAGCCACAGGTATGCTTAACAGGCACAAGGTTGTCGCCTTTCTTTGTAAATATCAGCACATAGTCAGGCATGGCCGTAAAGCATTGCGTAGAGTCTTCCACGATCAACTTGTGCATCAAGCTCTTTACCATTGTCCGCATACGAACCTTTAACGGCTCTTTCCAGATAGTGATCCGGTTGCGGTACTGAAAGCCGTACTTCTCGTGGATGCGGATGATCTCGTGCGGGAAGTCCCAAAGTCGGCATGAGTTGTCGAATACGTCAGTACAATGTACCGCAGTAATCCGGCCAGCTTTAGTAACTCGCGCAATCTCAGATACTAGATAGTCGTATTGTTCCAGAAATTGCTCTTTAGATTCGCAATTAGAAAAGTCTCTCTCGCTGGAACTGTAATTGTAAAGCCCAGCAAATGGCGGGCTATAAATTGACAGATCGATAGACTTGTCAGGAATTGACGGTAGAACTTCCATACAGTCAGAATTGTAGATTGCATATTGGTCTGTGATTACTTGATCCTTCGCCATGCTCATGATAAAAACTCCGGAAGTTTAACTTGCTGATTGAACTCTTTTGTAATCATCGAGAAATCCTTATTAGTGTTCTCGACAAGGTTTTGATATAGCTCTATTGCTTTCTGTGTTTTTTGTTGTAGTGCCTCCATTACTCGTTCCTGTCCGTCACTGATAACAAGATCAACTACAACATCATTTTGTTGGCCAAATCTCCAGAATCTACGGATAGCCTGATAATACTGCTCATAGCTCCACGTCGGGAAGTATACGGTATGGCAGCAATGTTGCCAGTTAAGACCCATTGAAGTCATAGACGCTTTTGTAATAAGACGATCAATCCCGCCCTTGGCAAACTCTATCAATATATCCTCTTTCTTTTCAATTGACATTGAGCCAACAATCTCGACAGCGCTTTTATCCAGTTTTGCAAGTGTTGCACTTTCTTCGTTTGTGTTGCACCAGTAGACCGACGTTTTACCACTTGTTAGCTCAACAGCTTTCTCGCAGCGTTCTACAGTGGTCTGCTTTTGCTCTACTCTAACCTCAGACATGGTTTTAGCTAGCATGGCAAAAAGCGAAGTCTGACCGTTTATGCACCATGTTTCTTTATTGTGTACGACATGCTGTTTAGTTATCAATTCAGGAAGGATGTATCGCTCATCACTAAAGCCCAAGTCTGACGGCTTTTTGACCATCATTGCCCACTGGTTTACCCATGCAAAGAAATCGCGCTCTGCATGTGGTTTAAGATAGAACTTCTCACCAATGTTACGGTTAGTGGAATCAACAGAGTTTTGATTGCTTTTAAAAAACTTGCCAAGCATATCCATATAACCCATGTAACCCAAGGCCTCTGAGCTATTGCCAAGCTCGATAAAGTCATTAGGTGACGGGGTGGCGGTACTGAGAAACCGATATTTGACCCGCTTAATAAATGATATAATAGAGTCCTTTGTTGCGCCTGCAAAGTTTTTTAGTATGCTTGATTCGTCAAGCATGACGCACTCGAAGTCGTCTGGATTGAAATGGTGAAGGCGCTCATAGTTAGCGATGACTATCTTTTTTGTGAACTTCCCATCCTTTGATTGCTCAATGTCATCAATACCTATCCTTTCGGCTTCATTGAGAAACTGGAAAGCGACGGCTAAAGGTGTAAGTATCAGTACACGCTTGTTTGTAGTCAGCACGACGTTATAGGCCACTGATAGCTGTATCAGTGTCTTACCTAATCCGGTATCGGCAAATACCCCGTATCGGCCTTTCTGTACTGTTTTGTTAATAATAAATTGCTGGAAGTCAAAAGCCCGTTCCGGCATCCATACAGGATTAAATCCAAAACTTCCAAGCAAATGCCGCTTGCCTGCTATAAAGTCAGCGTAACTCATTTTTCAGCTCCTTATCCGTTTTACGCACTGCCGTTTTTGTGATTCCATTGGCGCTCATACAAACAAGCACACATCTGCAAGAAAAGATGCTTTTGCTTCTGGGTAGGCTTTCATCGCCCAATCAAGGTTTTGTTCTACAGCAGAAACTGCTCTTGCTTCACTGTTGCCGCGCTTAATGAGTAGAGCGATTACTTTGTTTTTCATGGCCTGTCTCCCGTGTGTGTGCAGTCATTATATAACTACCAGCTGGCTTGGCAAGTGTTTTTTTACTGTTAATTCATACAGTGCCGGAATAATTGCGCAAGAGGTAATTAAGCGCAGCAAAATATAGGTTGCATCTGCCTTTATGGTCAGTATAATCCCAGCAAGCCGAAAGGCTATGTTCTGGCTGGGCTATCGGATTGATCCCCGATAGTGACTACCCTTGGTCTGCCAGCCGGAGCATTATTATTCAAGGGATACGAGGGTTTATACATGAGATTCTATCCATTCCACGTAGGCGACTACGCAGCACACACTCAGCATCTTGATGAAATCGAAGATCTGGCTTATCGCCGGATGCTGGATTATGTCTATCTCAATGAGATCAACCTGCCTGAATCCGTTGATGAAATCGGCAGACTTATCAGGATGCGAACGCATTGCGAAGGCATTGCGAACGTATTGCGTGAATTTTTTACTCTCGAAAATGGAGAGTGGACTAACAATCGTGCGAAAATCGAAATCGACAAATATAACGAGAAATCAGACAAAGCGAAGCAGTCTGCTAGTAAACGCTGGAAAAAAGACGATGCGAACGCATTGCGAACGCATTGCGAAGGCAATGCTAACCAAGAACCAAGAACCAAGAACCAAGAACCAATAAACAACAACAACAACAACACCGCCGCAAGTGAGTCATTCGTCATGTCGCTAGACTGGCTTCCAAATATGCCTAATCACGATCTTGAATCACTCTGCCAGTTACGCGGTATAACCGCTGTAGACCCGCTTGATCCTGCGCTACTAGATGAGTTCAGAAGATATTGGGCTTCGCGTGGCGATCCTAAGACCGACGCGCAGTGGCTTAATCAATGGATTAAAAATCTATCCCGGCAGCAGCAGTTTTTGGCAATGGACGGGGCGAAGCTCAAAACAGCAATCGAAAAACAAGGGGCGCGAAATGCAAGCAGAATTGACCCATGCCAACAGGCAGCAACGGAATACCTGCGATCACAGGGATTTGGTCGAGAAGATTTTTTCAAAACTGACGGCAGTGATGGGGCGCAAGTTTACGAGCAACTGGGCAACGCCTGAAATGTTGCTTGCGGCAAAATCAGCTTGGGCGCAGGCATTGGCTGAGGAAAATATCACGCTAGAACAGGCAAGGCTGGCAACTGATCGAGCCTGTAAATCTGGTGGCTGGGCACCTGACCTTGGCGCATTCCTACAACTGTGCAAGCCAACACCTGAGAGCTTAGGCATCCCATCATGCCACTGTGCCTATCGAGCAGCTTGCAAGGCTGTAAACGAAAATGGTGAGCGAGATTGGTTGCATCCTGCGGTTTATCACACAGCGAAAGTCGTCGGGGTTTATGAGCTGAAAACTTTTGCAGAAAAAATATCCCGCCCAATTTTCGAGCGCGAATATCAAAAAACAGTCGATAGGATTATCAGAGGAGAAGAAATTGATCCTATACCGCAATCATTACCGCCACCACCACCACCACTAAAACACTTTGACAAAGAAACAGCACAAAAAAACATCCAAAAACTAAAGGAGATTTTATCATGAGAGCAGGCGACAAGGTTTTATACAACGGCGAGGAATCGGTGATTATTGTCGAATATAACGATGATTATGTTTATATAAATACCGTCATCGATTCTATGGTCAGCAAAAGCGATCTGATTTTGTTGGAGTCTGAAAGCGTTTCTTGCAGCTAAGTCAATACGACAAATATCGTAGAAAATAAATAACAATAAAATACCGCAAGGCGATATAATTACTATGTACAAATGACCATCTGCGCCGAGTGCGAGGCTGCACGGATGCGATAAAGTTGAGCGGCTTCGTCAGTACCGCTAGAGCATGACTGACATAACACCCGAATTGAGCGGCAGCGCCGTTAGGCGCTGTCCAAGGAGCGCAGCGACGGCTCGAATGAGTAGTTATGTGTAACCTACTAACCAGGAGTATTTATGAACATTAGATCA